TAAATCTAGGAAAGGATAGCAATATTACTTTGCCAAAGTCTGGGAAACGAGAATCTACTGATGCCCTGTACATATCATATACCGCACTGCCTGTTTTTGCTTGGTCGTGGCCAGTTGTATTTTCAATTGCAAAGCCAGAGATTTCGTCAAGGATTACAACAATAACGTTATATCCTTCCCATGCCTCTCTCTCAGAGTGGCCAGAGTGAACTGTTATTGCCTTGTCAAACTGTATTTCAGATGCTTTTGCATAGTACTTTCCAACAAACCATGGGGACTTGTCTATGCGGCTTCTAAAGCCTTTAAAAAATACATTGCTTGCCTGCTGTGAGTTAATCGCAATATTAATAATATCAATTGAGTCTCCAGGAGGTTTGCCATAATAAGTCGCTGGATCTTTTAGGCATAATAGTAAATATACTATATATGCAACTGCAATTGTAGAGCAGTAGTCTTTTCCAGAACCTTTTCCTAATTGTGCTACAACTTCATTAGCAGTTTGCTTAAATCTAATTGATCCTTCTTCGTCTCCAAATAATTTTTTAAGTGTAGACTCTTTATATATTTGTGAGCTTTTTTCAATTAATGTATACTGGTATTCAGAAAGTGGAGGCAATCCTAAAAAGTTTGGATGATTTACAAATGTGCGTAGGTCTACTGGCTTTTCTTCAAACTCTTCGCCATCTAGTATGTCAATTAAATCTGAGAAATCAAACGACATCAGCTTCCTCAATTATTACTGATTCGACTATACCAGTAATTTGAGATAGCCTTTTTGCAACTTCCATCTTGCACTTAGGACAAGTTGCTGTTACTTCTTTTAAAATTCCAACTAAAACTTCTTGCTTACGCTCTGTCTCTGCAATTTGAGATGCTATCTGTGTATTTTCTAAAACACCAACAGATTGAAGCATTGCTATTCTTTTGGTCTCTATGTCTGCTATGAGCTTTAATGCTCCCGCCTTTACATTTAATTGTCCTTGAGTATCCGCGTCTTCCACAGTCTTCCATGCTTCTTTAATAAGCATTGCGTAGTGTTGATCAGCACCAGAGATTGCTTCTCTGGCACGATCACGGATGTTGCTATCATTGTGCACAACACCCTTCCACTCATCAATAAACTCTAGAACATCTTTACGTGAAAACCCCGTAATAGTTGCTATTTGTGTGGCGGAATTACCTTTGAGCAACTCTTCAACCACTTTATTCATGCGGTCAAAATGAACTGCTGGTTCTATTTCATTAGTCATATAGTTTATTATACTTCTAGTTGACTGAAATTGCAACCTTAGACATGGCTATCCTTAATAGGATTAAGTAACCTATAAGGTCATCAATATCATTATCTCCAGCAAACCCCTGAGAATTTTTGATTCTATTTAGCTTATCATCAATTCTAACCTTTAGCTGCTCAACTGAGTCTGACTGTGCAAATAGCCTAATCGGGCTAAGCGCTGAGTCTCCATATGATATATTCTTTTTAATAAGCATCTCTGCAATTTCTAAACATTCGCTCATGATTCTATTGCCAGATGGAGCATCTGTTGCTATTAACTGTAGATCAGCTGTCCATGCTTGGTAGCCGCCACTTTTATTAGGATAACCTGTCATTTTTTTCTCAACAATCCAAATACCTGTAAATATCTCTGTATAGTCATAGCAGAGACTCCGCACTCTTTACCTATTTCTGTAACCGTTTTCTTTTGTACTACGTACCTTCGGTGTAGCCAATCTCTGCTCTGATATAGCTTCACATTGCATTCCAACTAAAATGATGCTTGTAGTCTGTGTAGCTAACTACATTTCTATCAACCCACCAGTCTTCATGATAATCTCTTACAACTAGGGCGTAGCCAAGAGAATCTAAAATTTGTCTTTGTGTATCACGCATTGCTACATTATTCAAAACAAGATTTGCATCATGCTCAAAAGTAATAACAGTAAATCTATATTTATTTAATGGTAGTGCAATTAGACCATGTAATGAAAGGTATGGGTTTCCAATAGGATATCCTTTTTCAGTGTATCCTCCATCAATATCTACCTGCAAGTAATCGATTTGCTCTGGAAAATTGTTTTCTTCAAAATATTTAATATAATCAAATTTAGTTGCATCACCAAGTACACAAGGGTTTTTTCTATTTGCTACAACTTCCTCATGAAACTCTGGTACAATCTCAAAGGAAACGCCTTTCCAATCAAATTCATTTTCTAGTCTGTACGTATTGCTTCCATTCTTAGAATGAAATGCACCTTGCTCAACATAATGTCCATTCTTTTTGCCACCTAAAAGTTCTATTACAAATTCTTCTTGATTGCTTTTTTCGTTCCAGTCTGGGCTCATCTTTTTGTTAGCTCCTCGTTTGAATAGTGTGCAATGCCAAATGCATCTGCAACATCAAAATCTGTTATGCTTAGATTATACTTTTTATTAAAGTAGTCTACCGTTCTTTGTTTACGCATATTCCTTAATTGGTTTTTATACCAAGAGTCTGCGTATCCTGGATTTTTAAATCTAATCGCTGCTTTTTCTTCTTTGGTAGGATTTTTGTTTCCAATATAAGCTTGCCAAGCACTAGGGGATATAGTAATGACTGAAGCGCCAGTAGACATAAGCTCAGCAATAACAACCCCGTAGACATATGATAATTTTATCACAGCATCGGGTGATCTGACAAGTATGGCACCTTCTACAACAATATAGTCCGACTTTAATTCATCAAGCATTGTCGACATCTTCTTCTTAGCATCGTATATCTTTTCGTAGATATTCATCCCCTCAAGATCAATTTTACCCCACTTTAATGGTATATTATTTTCCATTAAACAGAATGCAATTGAATTTGTTGAAGCGTCGATACCTAAAACACGATATGCTTTAGTTTTAACTAAGCTAGCTAATTTCATCAATTATCTCTTTAATTCTATTTTTTGTCTTATCTTTTTTGCCATTGACACATTTAGAACAAACATTAGAATCATTGTATCTACTTAGCATAGATTTACAAGATTTACATAATCTGGTAGCACCATTTTTAATAGCCTTTTTTTCATAGTACTTTTCCATTATTCTTTTGTTTGTTGCAATTCTGCAACATTCATCGGTACAGTATTTTTGATTATGAGTCTTGGCATCAAATTCTTTTAAACACTCTTTATTTGAACAGATCACAGAACTGGTGCCTCATATAACTCTATTTGAACAGTTCCAATTGGGCCAGTTTTATCATAGCATTCTTTCTTGACTGGGCAGTATGTGCATGGCATCTTTGATTTAGTTGCACCTGCTGGACGCATTGGAAGATCTCCATTTTTAAAATTATCATATACTTCTTGCATCCATAGGAATGCATCCTCAATAATTTTCTTATTCTTATCATTCATTGAGATTGGAATAATAAGTATCTCTTGCGTGTTCTTGTTTTCATACAAAAAGAAACCCTCTTTGGCATTCTTTAACTTCATGTATGTAAGTAGCTGAAGCATGTGGTTTGCTGAAGATTTCATCTCTGACTGACGTGTATCCCAAACCTCTTGTTTTGCCGTCTTTATTTCACCAATTACTGTCTCGCCATCGTACTCCATAATAAGATCTATGAATCCTCTGATCGGTGGATACTCATTAATAATCTCTTCTTCTTCCGCTCTCCACTCTGGCATAGTAGAAATAAGCTTCTGTAGTCGCTCATGCGCCTGAGTTCCTTGTGCCATATTAGCAACAGCAACCGCATCGTTATCATCAATAAAGACTGCTCCAGAAAATGCCATGTACCAATATCTAGGACACTTGCCGTGGCCATATCCAAGGGAGCTTGGGCTAAATGATTTTTTGGTCATAGACCCATCAGCACGTTTTGTATTTCTGTAAGCCTCGTCTAGAAGATCTGCAAACTTTTCTGGGTCAAAGAACTTTCCAGTATGTTTCTTAAACTTAAGGTTCTTTACAATATCTCTTCCCATTATGAGTTGTACCTAACGACATACTTAAGTGCATCTACAAGTTTGTCTATGGACTCCTTTACTGAATAGTAAACGTTCTTTTTATTATTATTTACAGTTCCCGCTTTATCTTTAGCAATAGTTGAATACACAGAAGACATTACGGCAAACTTAGTAGACATTGCTTGAAGCTCCATAATAAGCATGGGGGCTTTAGCAGATGGAACATCTGGGTTCATCAAAAGCTTTACAACAATTGATAAAGCCTTGTCTAAATGCTCATCCTGCATGTACTCATGAAGATCATTAAACTCTGTTATATCACTAATTAACTGAAGTGTGTTTCTATCCTCTGCCATTTTTAATCCTCTTGTCCCACTTGTCTATAAATAATCCTAGTCCGTAACCAACCACAAGACCAACTAGCAATCCCATAAAAAACATTGTCATGACAACATCCTTTGAACTAATCCGTAGCCCATCCACAAACCAAAAATACCCATTAGGCCAGCAAATACTGGTGGGGCTGGTACTGGTAGTTTAAATATGCTAAATACTGCACCTACACCCATGCCAGTAAGTGTTGTTAGGAATACTTCTCTAATCATGATTCTCCTCATAAAACTGGATCAACTCTTCAAGAATTGACCACTCTATAATACCTAGTCTAACTTTAGACTCTGCTCCTATAATAATTTTTAGCGCTGGGTGCATGTCTCTGTTTACTTTAAAAGTATCCGTACAGATCTTAGCCCAGTTATCTTTGTTTAATGTAAAAGATTTTCCTGCTTCTTTGTAATCCACAAGAAACTTTTTCCATTGTGCGTCACCCTTTTGATAGTCGCCTCTTCCTGAATTCTTCTGGGCTTTAGCTCCATCTCTTTTTACTTCTGCTCTCTCTGACATTATCCAACCCTATGTTTTGTTTCATGCCCATTAGAACAGGTCCACTTCATAATTAAATTTTCGGGATCCCACCACCCACCATCTACATCTAACTCACAACTTGAGCATGGCCTAATACCAGTAAGCTCTTCAAATGTAGAATTGATTTGCTTAGGCTCTTCCTTATTAAAGAATTCATTAATTTTTGGCATTGATTTCCTCAATTAGTTTTTCTACTACTTTTGGGTTCTCTCTTAGGTATGAGACTGCTTTTGCACGTCCTTGTAAACGTTGTCCATCAACTGTGTACCAGGCTCCACCTTTTTCTACCGCTCCAACCATTTCCGCCACGTCTAATGTTTCGCCAACTAAATCTACTCCAAGTGATTCTCCTTGGTAGTAGAAGTCGTATTGTCCAGATAGGTTAGGGGGGCCGAGCTTGTTGTAATCAATAATCCAATTGACAGGTCTGCCAACTCTTTGTTCAATAATTTTGTCACCAACTTTAATGCCTGCTTTGATAGCATTAGCTTCAGCTTCAGAAGACCAAAGCTTAATGACGGTGGAAGAAAAGAACTTGACTGCCATTCCTCCTGTCGGTATGTGGGAGGCATGCATAGATCCAAATTGATTTCTTTGCTGTGAGATGAGTACCAGTAGTGTGTTTTTGTTTGCATAGTTTAACATTTTGACTGCGTGGGTCATATCCTTTGCTTCAGCGCCGATTTGCTTAGTGTCTTGCAAATCTTTCATTTCATTTCCATCTTTTTCAAAATAAATGGCTGGCAGCAATGCTGATATTGAATCGACAACAATTATGTCTACTCCAGCATCCATTAGCTTTGTAGCAACATCAACCATATCGTTTACAGTTTTTGCTGGGGAATAGATAAGGGAAGAAGAATCTACTCCAAGCATCTCTGCCCAAGATTGATCGTAGGATGCCTCTGCATCAATCCAAGCACAAGTTTTTCCTTCTTTTTGTGCAAGAGCAATCATCTGTAAACAGAATGAAGACTTTCCTGCAGATTTATTTCCCCAGACAAGAACCTGTCTTCCGTATCCAAGCCCACCCTTTAATGCCATGTTTAATCCAATGCTAGGTGTCTTTTGCTTTTCTACTTTTACATCTTGTGCTGCTTTTACTCTTGCTCTTGTTTTCGGATCTAATCCTGCTAGGATTTCATCAATCGCTATAGTCATTTATTCTCTCTCTTTTATACAATTATATCATTAAAATAAATTGCCGTGAAGCTTTGGGCGAACCTTATTTTTTTCCATTTTGTTAAATAGAATTTCATCAAGGCTATGTTCTACAAAACCAGCATTTCTCATTGAAGCATATAGATCAAGAGTTCTAATTAAAATATCAACCATTTCTTCTACAATTTGCTCAGAGCCTTTATTTTTTCTTATTGCTTCTAAAACTTCTGTTACTTCTGAATGAATGAGGGCGATCTTGTTTCC